AGAAGTTAAAAATAGAACTAACGAACTTAATAAACTTTTAGAATATGCAGTAAGATTAAAAGAAGAAATAAATCAGGTTGACGAAATTAAGTCATCTAGACATACTTTGAATGCTTTAGATAAAGTTACCCAAACTATTAAAGAGGTATATATTAAAGCTAAAAAGTTAAAGTAGATGGCAAAGGTTAAAACATCCGGTACTAACAATAAAGTATCATTTGGTAAGAAAAGAATAGGTAAAGCTAAAAAAAGAGTAAATAAGCACGTAAGTGTAGGAAAAAAATATAGAGGACAGGGTAGATAATTTTTTAAATATGAAACCGATACAAAACCAGTACAAAGACCTATTAGAAGGTAAAATGTCAAAACATAATTTCTTGACTAATGTTAAGAGAACATTATCTGATTATGTTTCTAATGTAACATCTTTTGATGATGCAGTTAAGATCTTAAAAAATAAAAGAATCTTAAATGAAATAAAAGAAGATATGGATACAGATCAACAAGATACAAAAGCAGAAGAAATGATGGATTTCTTATATGAAAATCCTAAATTCGACTTTCATAAAGCAGCTATTGAATCAGCATCTGGTGATAAGGTAGAAAAAAGAGAAGAAGATGAAGAAGGAGAACCTTTATATTTTAGCTTAACTAATGATTATGTAAATTATTATATCGGAAGCGGTGATAGAATTATAAAATATGATGCTGAAACCGGCGAAAGATATTCTATAGGTGATTTAAAAGATTATGAAGATCATACTAGAAATGTAAGATATGCAGATGAGTATGATGAATTTCAGCAAGACCGTGATAGACATTTACCTGAATCATTAAACGAAGATTGGGGCAGTTCAGATCAAGCTACTTTTAATAGAGCGATACATAAAGATATAGGTGAACCGAAAAAAATGCCAATGCCTTTCGATCCTAGATTTGAAGCAGCAGTAGAATCGGCAGTAGATTTCTGGTGGGATGAATGGGATGAATACGTAGAAGATAGAGATGGTCTAATTGATCATGCTAAAAGATTATATTACAGATCTTATTTTCTAGAGGATTTTAAAATGCTAACTCAAATGTTTAGTGAAACTAAAGAAGAAGATGATGCAATTATTGCAACATATAATGATGAGCAGGATGCTAAACATACTCTACCTGGTGGTCATTTAAGAGAAGATATTGAACTTGACCCTAAAACATCAGCAGAATTAGATAGAGTAAATCCTTTAGAATATTTTTCAGGTATAGATTATGAATTAGATGTAACTAATGATTACTCTGCTGAAAACTTACAAAAAGTAATTAAAAAAGTATTAAAGAATCTTGCTAAAGATCAAATTTATTATACTAATTTAAAAGCAGCTGCAACTGGGGTAATCAATAGCAAAGAGATTAAAGCTGCTAAAGAACAAGAATTAAAAAAAGATAATCATGTAGATGATCTTAATCAATTAAAAACTTTAGTTAAAAATCAATTAGCTAATACTAAAACTAATTTAGGTAAAAAAGAAAAAGCAACTAGTGCAGCTCCTAAAGGTGTTAAATTGATGAAAGAAGGTAAAGAAGAAAAATTTGACCTTAACAAATATAATAAAGATCTTTTCAAAAAACAAAAACAAGATCTTACTAATAAATTAACTAAACCAGTTACTCAAAAAAATACCCTTAAAGATAAAATTAAAGAGTATATAGTTAAACAATTAAAAAAAGAAGCAGTTGGATTTACAGTTGGAGGAAAAGAACAATTTGTAAAAAGTACTGATGCACCTGGATTTGAGCAAAATCTAAAAAGTACTGGTGTTAAATATACTAAAAGAACAGTTCAGTAATGAGTAAGCAGGTATTAATAGAGCATTTATTATTTCAGCCTCTACCCCAGCAATTACAGGAAGCTAGATTAAATCCTAGTAAAAACTTAATTGTAGCAGGTAAAATGCAGGCTGCTAATAAGCCGAATGCTAATAGAAGAATATATGAAAAAGCTATCTTAGAAAGAGAAGTTAGTAAATATATAAAAGGTCCTGTTGCTGAAAAAAGAGCTCTAGGTGAACTAGATCATCCTGAATCTTCTATTATAAACTTAAAAAACGTTTGCCATAATATAACTAGAATTTGGTGGGATGGTGATGATCTTTACGGAGAATTCGAAATTTTACCTACTCCTTCAGGTAATATCCTGAAAGAATTATTCATGTCAGGTATTAATGTTGGAGTATCTTCTAGAGCATTAGGATCAGTATCACCAATGGGTGAAGGATTGGTTCAGGTAGAAGAAGATTTAGAGATTATATGCTGGGATTTCGTATCAACACCATCTACATATGGTGCTTATGTTCATCCTCTAGGATTAAACGAAGGATATAATGCTCAGGACATAGCCAAAGCTAGTAAATTTACTAAGGTAAATGAATTAGTATCTCAAATTATATGCGAGCAGGCAGGTATCTGCTGTATTAGATAGTATATTTTTAAATAATTTTTAAAGAAGCTTATATTTTTTATGAGCTTTTTTAGTTTTTGGTAGTCTAGTATATATTTATTACTGTATATATCGTCCCAATACGATATTGTTTTATTAAAAACCTTATATTGCTTGAATATCCTCAATAAGCAATCACAATCAAAAAAAATTATGGCAAATCAAGAATTGTACAAGCAAGCTATTGCAGATGCAAAACAGCTTAAAGACATTTCAATGGCACAAGCTAAAGAAGCTATTGCTGAAGCCTTTAATCCAAAAATCCAAGAAATGTTCCGTTTAAAATTATCAGAATTAGAAGATGATAGTTTAGAAGAAGAACACGATATGGAAAAAGAAGGGCACAGTATGGAAGGAAAAAAACATAGTATGGAAGCTAAAAAACATAGCATGGAAGCTAAAAAACATCACATGGAAGAAGAAAAACATGATATGGAAGAAGAACATGATATGGAAGAAGCTGATGTTAATGAAATGACTTTAGAAGAAATTCTAGCTGAATTAGAAGAAGGAGCAGAAGACGAACAAGCAATTTATCATGCACACGACGTTAATGATGTTTTAGAAGCTGAGGAAGATGGAGAAGAAGCTGCAACCGAAATGGGTGAAGAAGAATTAGACGCTGAAGAAGCTGAAGAAGAATTTGAAACCGAAGGTGGCGAAGAAATAGCTGAACTGTCAGTAGAAGAATTTAAAGATCTTATCCGCGATGTATTAGCAGATGTATTAGCTGGTCACGAAGCAGAAGGAGATCTAGAAGGTGGTGAAGAAGATGTTATCGGTTTAGATGAGATCTTAGCTGAATTAGAAGAAGAAGAAGGAAAAGAAAAAATGGAAGAAGTTGATAAAGTAAAAGAGCTTAAAGATGAATTACATGAAGCTGTTGAAACTATCAATTCTTTAAAAGATTCTTTAAACGAAATCAACTTATTAAATGCTAAGTTATTATACGTTAACAAAATTTTCAAATCAAAAAACTTAACTGAATCACAAAAAGTGAAAGTAGTTAACGCTTTTGATAGAGCAGCCACTACAAAAGAAGCTCAAAACATTTACGAAACATTAAAAGAATCTTTAACTACTAGTACTACAAAAAATACTATTAAAGAATCTGTAGGATTTGCTTCAAAACCAATCGGTAGTGCACCAGCTCAACCAATTGTAGAAGCTGATACTTATGTAAATCGTTTACAAATTTTAGCTGGTATTAAAAAACAAAATTAATTTAACTTTTTATTTAGAAAAAATGGAAAACAATTTAAATAGCTTGTTAGAATCTGCAAATCCTTACAAAAGTATGCAGTCTGACGCTCAAAAGCTAGTAACAAAATGGAACCGTTCAGGCTTATTAGAAGGCCTAGAAGGTCAAGAAAAAACAAACATGGCTGTTTTGTTGGAAAACCAAGCAAAACAATTAGTAGTTGAAGCTTCTAATGCTGGTGGTGGTACTACTTCTGGTGGTACATTTACCGCTGGTACAGGTGAGCAGTATGCTGGTGTAGCTTTGCCTTTAGTACGTAAAGTATTTGGTCAAATCGCTGCTAAAGAATTCGTTTCTGTACAGCCGATGAATTTACCTGCAGGTTTAGTATTCTACTTAGACTTCCAATATGGTACTGACAAAAACCCATTCGGTGTTGGTGCAAATACTGGTTCAGTTTATGGTAACCGTACTGTAGTAGGTGACTCTGGATTTGGTAACGATAAAGCCGGTGGTCTTTATGGCGCTGGCCGTTTCGGTTACTCAATCAACCAGTTTTCAGCTTCTTTTGCTGCTGCTACTTCATCTGCAACTTTTGCTGATGTTAACTTCGATTCTACCTTAACAGGTTCAATCGTAGCTGGTCAGATCAAAAAATTAGCTGTTGCTACTTCATCTTTAACTGATTTCGATCCTAATGGCATCCGTGCTTTCATTATCACTTCAGGTTCAACTGTAACTGTAGGACAAAACTTACAGGCATTTACTAAATTAAGCGGTAACAACATCGAATTTTTCGTAACTTCTTCTGCAACTGCAATTTTATCAGGTTCATTCCTTCAAGTTGAATACAACAAGAAGACTGACTTTGCTAAACGTGGTGATTTTGAAGATGCTCCAGCAACTGGATACTCTACCCCGAACGATTTATCAGCAACTACTATCGTTATCCCTGAAATCAACGTTCAATTACGTTCAGAAGCTATCTCTGCGAAAACTCGTAAATTGAAAGCACAATGGACTCCAGAATTTGCACAAGATTTAAATGCTTACCATTCATTAGATGCAGAAGCTGAATTAACTTCTATGTTATCTGAGTATATCTCTTTAGAGATTGACTTAGAAATCTTAGATATGTTAATCCAGAATGCTCCAACTACTGAGTTTTGGTCAGCTAAAGTTGGTAACCAAATCAACGCAGCAGGTACTGGATTTGATTCAAACGTTTCAGGTGTATATTACACTCAAATGTCTTGGTTCCAAACTTTAGGTATCAAATTACAAAAAGTATCTAACATTATTCACCAACGTACTTTACGTGGTGGTGCTAACTTCTTAATGGTATCTCCAGCTATCGCTACTATCTTAGAATCTATTCCAGGATTTGCAGCTGATACTGATGGCGCAGCAGATAACATGAAATATGCATTTGGTGTTCAGAAAATTGGTCAATTAAATAGCCGTTATAAGGTTTACAAAAATCCTTACATGACTGATCTCCTCTTAC